ATGACCGAATGGTACCAACATGCCTATGCCGGCGGCCCCATGGTGGGGGTCGCCGGCTTCCCCCGTCCCTTGTATCCGCCGGATGCGCTGGGTCATGGCAAGACTCCCAGCACAAACGGACCGGACGTCGAGGCCTACAAGCGCACCGTCTCACGCGCCGGCCGCTGGCCGTGGCAGGAGTTCGACGACAGCTACTCTAATGCCTTCGCGCACGGCACCGGCGGCAACGTGATCGACACCGGCGTCGCTGGCGTGCAGCGTCAGCAGGACCTCGACGACACTGGGTGGATTGGGCAGAAGACTTTCAACACGCTGCGCTCCATCCGCGTGCCCGAAGGCAAGCCGCATGCCGGCGAGATGGCGATGGACGCGATGGCAGTCAAGCTTATCAACCAGGCCTACGACATGTTCCAGGGGCACGAGCCTCCACCGCCGCCGGAGGACACGCTACGCCAGCGCGCGCTGCAGAAGGCCATCACGCAGCTGGGCGTCAAGGAGTCGCCGGCCAACAGCAACCAGGTCAAATACACCGACTGGTACGGGATGGTGGGACCGTGGTGTGCGATGTTCGCCTCGTGGTGCTACGAGACGACTGAGGATTCGCCCAGCTTCGTGCGGGGCAGCTACTACGCCTACGTGCCATACATCGTCGGGGACGCACGGGCGAATCGGCGTGGCCTGTCAACCACCGACAGCCCCGTCCCCGGCGACCTCGTCTGCTACGACTGGGGTTGGGACGGTGAGTATGACCATGTAGGCCTATTCGAAGGATGGGCCTCCGGCTCGGCCTCGACGTTCACCGCCATCGAGGGCAACACCTCGCTCGACAACAACTCCAACGGCGGGGAGGTCATGCGCCGCACCCGCCGCGTGCCTGACCAGAGCACTGTTTTCGTCCGGGTAGCAGAGCCGTGATCCCCGCGCATGTCATCAGACCAGCTTGCAGCGGTTGGCGCCTTCCTATCAGGGGTTGCCTCTGTGGTGACAGCGGCGTGGTATGTCAAGCGGGCTCGCAAGGAGTGGGACGAGGAGTGTCGTCGGCGCATGGATGCCTTCAAGGAGGGTCTGCATGAGAGCCAGCATCACGAGGACTAAGATCCTGCTCGCTGCAGCGCTGGTGCTTGCCACCGGTGCGGGGTTCCTGGCGGCGACAGCGCTCGGTACGGGCGCCGCCGGCCCGGCGCCGACGGTGACGATCAACGTCCCGTCTCCATCCTCAGTCGTATGCCCCGACGGATACACGGCAGGAAGGCTGGTTATAAACCATCCCGGCGGCCAGACCGCCATCTGGACATGCCTGGCAAATCCGTAAAGAACTGGCGTCAGTACCATGCGCTGCGCCGCCGCGGTTACAGCAAGACCAGCGCGGCGAGGATCACCAACGCCAGTGTCAAACGTAGGAGACGTCGTGGCAAGAAGAGGTAGAAAGCCCATCCACATCAAGAAGAAGAATCGTGGGAAGCTGCGGCGTACGGCAGGCGTCAAGAAGGGTAGGAAGATCCCCGTCAGCAAGCTCCGCTCGATGAAGAAGTCCCGCAGCGCTGCCACCCGCCGCCGCGCGACGTTCGCGCTGAACGCTCGTAAGTGGCGTCACACAGGAGGAAGGAGAAGAAGATAATGCCTCGTGCTCGTAAAGGTCCCAGTGGTCCCAAGAAGAGTCTCGCCGGCAAGAAGGGCACCAACAAGCGCACGCCGCGCAAAGGCGCGGGCGTCACTGGTAAGAGCCACGTCCCGCAGATGCTCCCGCCCATCGCCGGCCCGTACAACCCGACCGTCCCGCCCCAGATGTAGCCCACTCCCATGGCTGCTAACGACAACACCAAGACTGCGGCGTATGAGAACTACCCGCAGAACCTCCTGACCAAGGGCTCGTCGCCACAGGCGGGTGTGGGGCCCATCACCACAGGGACGTATGTGGCGACGCAGATCAGTACGGCGGACTTCAACGAGCTCAATCTGGAGGCCGACCTGATCGGCGGCGCGGCGGACGGTGACCTGACTGTGGCGGTCTTCCCCATCGATGCGTGGGGCAACGTCATGCCCGTCCCGCTCAACAGCATCAATGCCACCGGTCCCAAGTACAATGGGCCTGCATCCGGCGTGTTCTACCAAGGCATCTTCGACGTGTCTGGCCAGAACGCCGTGCAGATCCGCTTCACCAACAACAACGCCGCCGCCAAGAACGTGGCGTACAGCTACAAGCTCACGTAGAACATGGCAGCTATCACAGTCAAGCTTCCGTACAAGCCCAATCCCAAGCAGGGGGACTTTCATGGGATGTCCGCCAAGTACCGCGGCTTCTGCGGTGGGTGGGGTAACGGCAAGACGAGTGGTGGCTGCGCAGAGTTCTTCATTCGTCTGATGGAGTTCCCCGGGACCAGAGGTCTCGTGGGACGCAAAACCAGACCAGAGCTTCGCTCTACCACGTGGGACATGCTGGTGCGTGGTGACGTGCATGAGACGGGTTGGCGCGGCATACCCAAGGAGGTGATAAAGACCTACAACAAGTCCGACTTGTTCATCGAGCTGCGTAACGGGTCCATGATCTACGGGCTGCCGCTTGACGATCCGAAGAAGCTTGAGAACTACAACCTCGGGCTGTACCTGATCGATCAGGGCGAGGAGGTGGAGGAGGAGTTCTTTATCAAGCTTCAGGGTCGCCTCCGCCAGGTGCGTGCGCCTCGCGAGGGCCTCTGGCTGTTCAATCCGGACGGTCACAACTGGCTGTGGCAGCGTTTCCTGGACCCCAATCGTAACCCGCGCTGGAAGCAGTTGTTCAACTGCGTCGAGGCCACGCCGTTCGACAACCCGAACCTACCGGAGGACTATCTCGATCAGTTCGATAGCCTGCCTCAGCACTGGTATGATCGGTACGTCCTTGGCTCCCATGACGTGTTCATCGGCCAGATCTTCACCGACTTCAATCCCGATCTCCACATCATCGAGCCCTTCTATATCCCACAGGAGTGGGAGCGGTGGATGTGCATCGACCCTGGTATCGGGCACGAGGGTGCTGCGACGTGGTGTGCGCGTGACTACGACGACAACCTCTACTACTACCGAGAGATCGTCGAGGCGGGGCAGCCTGTGTCATGGTGGGCCGACGCCATCAGCGAAGCCGAGTCGCTACCCGATTGGGGCGGGCCGGACGAGGAGATGTACGTGCGATTGATTGGGCCTGAGTCGAAGCAGCGGGCGCAGCATGATGGACGGTCCGTGTACGACGTGTACTCTGAGGAGGGCATGGACGATTTGGAACTATCAGATCGAGATCCTCTCGCTCGGATCAACCGCATCATCCAGCGCCTGAGGCCTAAGCCGAATCATGACCACCCGCTGGGCGAGGCGCCGGTGGATTGCATCGACAATGAGGGCGACGTGATCGGCAAGGGCGCGCCGACGATGTACTTCTTCAACACCCTCACGTACCACAACAAGTGGTTCGGGCAGTACCGCTGGCGCCCCACGCGCCCGACATACACGGACGAGACCGCCGCCGAGAAGCCGCGTAAGAAAGACGACCACACTGTGGATAACCTCGGGCATATCCTTGTGGCAATCGGGGACAGCAAGCCCGACGTGCCCGAGAACAGCCGTCCTCGTAACGAGGAGGAGCAGTGGATTTACGACCACTTCGAGTCTGAGCTTGCGCTCGCGCAGGATCGGACTCATGGCAATGCCTGGCGACCGGGCAGAGTAGAGGAGGCAGCATAATGCACCTGATCGAGATTACACCGCAGCCGTGCATGGTCTGTGGTACAGGCAATACGCCCGGACCGGACGGCACCAACAGGCAGTTCATTGACCTCGAGCGTGACACCTTCTGGGACGACCCCGCGATCATCTGCGAGGACTGTGGGCTCAAGATCGCGGGCCTGCTGGGGACGCCCTCGCCTGAGATGCTGTCCAACGCTCGGAAGCAGATCCGTGAGTTCCAGGAGGAGATTCACGACCTCCGGGTGGAGATCGACAGCATGAAGCGCCGCGCGACTAAGCTCGGCATATCATTCATACCTGACGAGGCCGTCGCGTAGTGAGCGCGTTGACAGCAACCGTAGTTATTGCTCTAGCGGCGGTGACCGTACTGCTCATCGTGATCGTTCTGGTCACCGCTACTTTCCGTCAAGCGCTGTCACGAGTAGCCGACGCGCATGACGCGCAAATGCACAACGACGCGCAGCTCGTCAGGAACCTCCTTGATCGCCTCGCAGCCATCCGGTGGGAGGACTACGTGACGATGCAGACACTGCAGGAGGAGCCCGAGGAGGGCGGGTTTCTCACGCCTGAGGAGCAAAGGACGAATGATCCGACGGCAGCTGACACGCTCGTTCAGGAGCCAGGTCGCTGGGGCCCGCTATCGCGCCAGGCGGAGAAGACGCAGTTGAGCGACACGGAACAAGCACTCCTCGATGAAGACTTCCCGGAGGCCAAGGCATGAGAATCGGTGAAGCCCGCAACGAGAAAGACCTTGTGGTTGCGCTTGAGACGGAGCGTGGCGCTCGCATCGACAAGCGGCGTGGGTACGAGACGGTGTGGTGGAATAACATCGCTCTTGTCGCTGGCGATCACTACGCCCAGTGGAATCCGACGATGGCGCAGTTCGAGGACCGAGACTGGAACTGGGATACCAATCGCGGGGACAAGAAGCCGCGCCTCGTCATCAACCACGCGCTGACGGTCGGCAGGACGGAGTTGTCAAAGATGACAAAGTCCCGCCCGATCATGGACATTATCGCCAACTCCGACGAGCAAACCGACATCTCCGCGACGAAGGTCGGGAGCGCTGCGCTTGACTATGCTGAGTGGAAGTTCGGCCTACCCAAGATGCGACGCGATGCCCTGTGGTGGATGATTCAGACGGGCCTCGGCTCCATCTTCGTGGGCTACGATCCGCTCAACGAGCGCGCGGGCATGGTCACGTATACCATCGACCCCGACACCGGCGATCCGACGTTCAATCCCGAGCGGGTCGCGCAGTTAGAGCAGATGGTCAAGGACGGGACACTCGACGAGTTGAGCCGCGAACGTTTCCCGTTGGGCGATCTCGAGCTCAAGGTCTTCTCCCCATTCCAGTTGCTGCCTGACCAGGTGAGCACGGATTTCACTCAACTGCAGGACCTCATCACCATGGAGATCTGCGACGTAGACGTGGTGAAGGGCATCTACGGTCGCGCGGCCAACAAGCTCAAGCCCGATAGCTCGTTGCATCTTGGCACGATGGAGACCCGCATGATGGCGCGCGCCGGCGTCCCTGGAGCGACTGGGTCGATCACCACACCGGTCGACAACGGCGTACAGGTCAACACCTTCTGGCTGCCGCCCAACGTCTACAGGGGTAACAAGTTCCTGTCTAGCGGAGTCATGCTCCGCTGGGCTAACGGCCAAGAAGTCCTTGACTTCGCCTCGAGGTTCCCATACCAGGACAACAGGATTCCGCACGTCTTCTTCCAGCATATCCCCACGAGTACCACGATCTGGCCTGACTGCGTGATGAGTCACATCCGTGGTCCTAACTTGGAGATCGACAAGACCATCAGTCAGTTGATCGAAAACAAGGACTACATGGCCAACCCCATGTGGATCATCGCCACCCAACACAAGGTCAGAGGGGAGATCAAGAATGTCGCAGGGGGCATCATTCGGTACCGTCACGTACCCAACATACCTCCGCCGGCGCCCGTGCCGGGGTTGCAGATGCCCTCTCAGGTCGAGAACCTACTTGTTGGCCTCAGAGATCAGATCATGGACATCTCTGGTCAGTCCGAGGTTGCTCGAGGTCGTGTGCCCACAGGGGTACGTTCTGGTGTCGCCGTTGCCTATCTGCAGGAGGAGGACGACACCAAGATCGGGCCCACCATCGCGACAATGGAGGAATCAATCTCCCTCATGGGATCGATGGTCCTCGAGCGCTTCGCTCAGTTCTACAGCTTCACTCGCATCCTGCGCTTCTACCGTCGGGACGGCTCGTTCGACGTGCGGAAGTTCAAGGGTGCGGACCTCAAGAACAACACCGACGTGATCTGCCAGGCCGGCAGCGCGATGCCGAAGATGAAGGCCGCGCGCCAGCAGTACGCCCTGGAGCTCGCGACGCTTGGCATCCTCAAGGATCCGAAGAAGCTCCAGGAGATGCTGGAACTCGGGCAGGGTGAACCCGACGACGAGGACAAGGCGGTGGCGCAGGCCGACCGCGAGAACAACATGATGCTCTACGGTGTCTGGCGTGCCCAGACTAACTACGACCCAGAAGGTACAGAGGCATCAGAAAGGGCTCGCTTCGAACGCCTGCACGCCGCCGTCCCCGTCAAGGCGTGGCACAACCATCAGATCCACATCGCGCGCCACACCTCGATAATGATGGACGAGAGCTTCGACGACATTCAGATCTCTCACCCCGAGGTTGCTCAGCTGTTCGACGAGCACCTCAACATGCACTACCAGCAGATCGCCCAGCAGCAGCAACAGCAGCAGCAAATGCTCCAGGCCATGAAGGGCGCGCCGGACGGGCCGCCGACGCCAGCTGGGGGAAACGGATTCTCGCCTGACACCAACATGGCACGCACCTACGTGCCTGACGTGATCGGTGGTGGTCAGGTCGAGATGGGGTCAAGGCGTATCACACCGCAGTAGAAAGGAGGGCAAGTGAGCGAGGCAGAAGAGACCACGACGAGGAAGAGATCGTCGAAGAAGAGCGCTGCCGCCGACACCGGCGGGGCGGATCCGATGCTCGTCGATCCCGCATCTGTGGTCACAGAGCGACTCGAGGGCGCGACCAGCAACGCCGCGTCCCGCGTCGAGGGCACCACGTACGAGGACGTATCGTCAGACCCGTCCACAGCGACGGACCATGCAAGCGACGCCGAGGACTACGCGTTTCCGCCCAGCGGGGACGTAGACGTGCTCACCGTCGATGCCGGCAGCGGGGATGGCGAGTTCTTCACGCCGCCGACCATCGAGGACTGGGTCGTCCTGGACGGCGAGGCCGACGAGGTGCCCGACGCACTCGACGGTGCGCGTGCAGCCGTGCTCGGGTACACGTTGCCCGAGGGCGTCGAGGAGCCCATCCCGTGGGAGGACAGGGAGCAGGTCATCCTCTCTGTCAAGACGCGGGACCAGTACAACGCCCTGCTGAGCGTGCCGTTCTCGGCCGTCAAGCGGGTCGAGGTGCGCGGGGTCACGCCCGTCGCGGTCAAGTAGGACACGATGGATCCTCACAATATCAACGACGTTCTCGAGGAGCTGCAGGAGATGGGCGTCGAGACGAGCGCTGGTACCTTCGTGAGGATGGAGGACGTGCGACGAATGATGGCCAACAAGCAGATCGTCGATGCCGTAGAGGCAGAGGCGGAGTCCTACAAGTCGTGGGAGGAGGCGCGTCACGCCGCGAAGAGTTACCTGCTCGAGGCGAACGGGCCGCCTCGCCCACAGCTGGGTAGGGCGATTCCCGCATCATCCCCATCCGCCGTCGAGGGCGTAAACCGTTAGGGAGGAAACATGTCGGGTATGGCAAACGAGATGGAGGCCCGTATGAACGAGGCGGGTCTGCCACCGGAAGGTGAAGTACCGGGCAACGTTGGAGGAGCGGTTCCGTCCGCGGGGACGTCAAACACCGAAGCCGCCCAGGGGGGACCCCCTGAGAGTATCCCCTATGCCCGTTTCAAGGAGGTAAACGACCGGCTCGCGAGTCTTCGGGGGTACGAGGACCTCGCGCAGTACGGTTATGACGCTGACTCCTTGCGTCGGCTTGCCAGCTTCGAGCAGCAGTGGCAGGCAGATCCCGTTGGTGTGTGGCGTTCGATGGCGACCAACCTTGACTTGCCGCCGGACGTGCTTGAGACGATCAACCGCTATGCGGATGCTCCCCCAAGCACGAACGGGCAGGCGGAGGTACAAAACGGTCAAGTCGAAACGCCGCAGCCACCTGTCTCTGCCGACGACAGACGCAGGCTCGATTACGTGGACCGGATCATGTCTCGAGACGAAGAGTCCGATCGAGAGGCACAGCTGGACCGCGTATTGGCAGCATGGGACGACCTAGACAGACAGGACGGAGTCACTACCACCAAGCGTACCCAGTTGACCTGGATTGCCTCGATTGCGGGTTACCGCCGTCAAGATGGTAGTCCGGCCTACAGCACCGTGGAGCAACTAGCTGCTGCTGCACGTGCCGCGCGCATGGAGGAGAGAGACATCGACCTGGGGAACGTCGTCCAGTCAGGAAACGTGAATAGGGGAACGCCTCCCGCGCTGCCCGGTAGTTCACCTGCCGTAAGTGCCGGACCCGTCAAGTTCGCTAACCTACGCGAGGCGAGTCAGGCTGCAGAGGCAGACCTGCTCGCTGGGAGACTCTCCCCACTACAGCCATAAGGAGAGCCAATGCAAAACCTCACCCAGGCCGACGCGATCCTGCAGAACTACTACCTCCCTGTGGTTCGCGAGATGGTGAACCAGAAGGCCATCCTCCTCTTCGGGTATTCGCCCGCGGAGCTGAGTGCTGGCGCTGGCACCATGAACGCCGCGAACGGCGAGACCATGTCCTATCAGGGCATTTCCCGCGACGCAGACCAGGTCGAGTTCGCAGGTCGTCAGTGGGTCATCGCCCTGCACACCAGCCGCAACGAGTCTGGTACCGCACGCGCCGAGGGTGGCACGCTGCCGCCTGCTGGACAGCAGGGCTGGAACGACATCCAGGACAGCATCAAGAAGCTCTACAAGCAGATCCAGATCACCGGGTTTGCCATCGAGGTGTCCGAACGTTCGGTCGGCTCGTATCTCCGCCTCCTGGAGGCCGAGACCACGGGCGCGGTGAACGACCTGCGCAAGGACATGAACCGGCAGGCCTACGGCGATCAGACGGGTGCGCTTGCGAACGTCACCGCCGACGGCACCAACACGTTCACGGTCGACAACCTCCAGTACCTGCGTGTGGGTCTGGTCTTGGACATTGTGAACTCCTCGACGGACGCCGTGCTCGCCAGCGCCATCACGATCACGGCGATCAACACGTCCACCCGTGTGGTCACGTACTCCGGCTCCGACCTGACGTTGACCCCGGGCAACCACGTGCCGTGCCTCAACGGCAACTGGAAGCTCGAGATCAACGGCCTGAAGAAGATCACACGCTCGGACCTCTCGCAGAACTACACGCTCCACAACATCAACTCCAGCACCGCCGGCAACGAGTTCTGGAAGGCCAAGCAGACGGACGGTGGTAACACCACGTTCGACGAAGACGCGGGCCAGCTGATGCTCGACCGGATCGGCGCCGAGGGTTGGGAGACGGAGCTGTTGCTGACCACGAGAGGTGTTCGCCGGCGCTACGTCAACACCCTCAAGACGGGCAAGCGTTGGAACGATGCCAACGCACTCACCATGCACGGCGGGTTCAAGTACGTGGACTACAACGGCCTGCCACTGGTGTTCGACGACGACTGCCCGAAGCAGCACATGTTCTTCATCCGCCCGGAGGACTACCTGTGGGTGAACCTGAACGGCAACGACTTCCGCTGGATGAACCGCGACGGCGCCATCCTGCGCAAGGTCGAGAGCCCCGACATGGACGCGTACAAGGGGACGCTCTACAAGTACTGCGACCTCGGCGTCCACAACCGCAAGACCCAGGGCGTGATCTACAACCTGGCCGACGACATTCCGTGAGAAAGGAGGAGGCGGGCGATGGAGCTGTACGCGATCAAGTCGTGGTACGACAATCGACTCGGGATGGTGACGCTCGAGGACGACGTGCTCTCCATCGTCCGCCAAGTTCGTGAGCTCTACGGCCAGCGCGTAACCATCGAGTTGGATCAGTTCTCCAACGTGTATCACTTCGTCGAGCATGGAGAAGACTACACAGATCGCTTGATCTTCACGGTCGACGAGCTCGACGCGCGTGCACTCGAGAGGCTAATTCGCAGCGACAGTCACAGTCGCACGTATGAAGATCCGTACGACGCCGCTGAGCGCGAGCAAGATGCGAATCACGCTGAAATCGACAGGCGCAACAGCGAGCGTCTCAAGGAGGAGGGTGAGAGGTTGGCCCACGCTCTGCGCAAGGACGGGCAAATGCCAGACTTCCCACTCCCCGTCGCCATCCCACGAGGTATCGACGATGCCTGACCCATACGGCAAGTTCAATCTCCTGGACTTCCGCACGGACCTACAGCAGCGCGGGTTCGACGGCTTCACGGCAGAGGTCCTGGACAACATGATAAACCGCGCGTACTTCGCGGTGGCCAAGAAGTCGCGGTGGGAGTGGGAGAGGACGACGTTCTCCTTCACGCTAACGCCTGGGCAGTACTACGCTAGCGTGACGCCGCACGATCCCTACTCCCCCACCATCCCCAACTTCAAGTCCCTGGAGCGTCTCTACGTCACCACAGCGGGGGTTCAGAGGAAGCTCCAGATCATGGGGGAGGACGACTTCTTCCAGTACTGGCTGGGCCTCGATCTGACTGCTCCTCAGAGTCGTAACGAGCCGAGCCGGTACTTCCTATACGACGAAAAGCTCTACATTCTCAGTCCCCCTGCTAGTGCAAGGGATTTCGTCGTGTACTACTTCCAACGTCCCCTCTGGCTACAGACCGAGTTCGACTTCCCGATTACGCCGCAGCACTTGGACGAGGCGATCATCCAGTCCGCCCGTGTCCGGGCACACACTCACGCGAACGAGCCAAGTCTCGCGGCAGTTGCACGTCAGGACCTCGAGGAGTCGTTCGACGACATGAGGGACGAGGAGGAAGAGGACATGCACGAGTATCAGGAGCGGACCACTCCGGACAACACATGGCTGTAGAAATCGTCACCCGTGAGATGGTCTACGACTTGCTCGTCGAGTTCAAGAAGGGCAAGAAGAAAAAGAAGGACCTACGTACGTTCCTCACTGAGGAGTTGGGCGACCATGCGACAACACATGTGGACACGCACGCGAGGGACGGTAGGGGTCCGTCTACGCCACTGATGGACCTCATCATGGACGACATCTCATCCTACGGACTGATCGATGGCGAGTAACGATCCTCGGAGCTTCACGATGCGGACGCAGGGTTGGGCTGGTGGCGCTAACACTCGTGATGGCGTCAACTTCGTCCCGCCAACGCAGGCGCGGCCGATAGAGAACATCGTCCTGAATGAGCGAGGCGTCGCCCACAAGCGCCTCGGGTGCGAGAGTCACGGCACGTTCGGTGCCAGCGCTGATCGTGCGCTGTCCCTCTACACCTTCTATCGCGGTATCGGCGTGCAGCCTCAGATGCTGATGCACACCACAGGAGGTCAGCTTCTCTACACCACCGATCCTCGTGCCAACCCTGTGGTGTGGACGGCAATCGCTGGGTCCTACTCGACCAGCGCACCATTCTCCTTCGAGACGTTCAACAACAAGGTCTACATGTCCAACGGGGTAGACAACTATGCCTCGTGGGATGGTGCGACGAAGACCGACTTCGCGTCTGCACCTAAGGGCAAGTTCCTGAGGTTGTGGAAGGATACGATGTGGATCTCCGGCGTGACGGGGCAGAACGACCGCGTCTACAGCAGCGCAGCGGGTGACGCCGAGACCTTCCCCGTTAGTAACTACGTGGACATTGGGCGAGGCGACGGTGACACCGTACGTGCCCTTGCCACCGACGGGCAGTTCTTGATCGTGGGCAAGCGTGACAAGACCGCGACGATCTACGACCCGGTGCTGTTGGCCAACCGCGTGGTCGATTACGAGAAGGGCTTCGAGAGCCACTTCTGCGTCGCGTCCTACGAGTCGGAGATCTACTTTCTCAGCCGTCGAGGCATTTGTCGGTACTTGGGAGACTCGCCTAGTTACATCATCTCGGATATCATGGACCCAATGTTCGATCCGCAGGTGATCGCGCTGGACCGTCTCACGCAGGCGACAGCGTATGCCTTCGAGAACAAGATCGGCTTCGCACTGCCCGAGCGAGGGCAAACCATCAACTCTGTGGTCGTCGAGTACTACCCACGTCTGGGATCTCTGACGGCATTCGGCACACGCACAATCGGGCCGTTCACTTACCACAGGATGCCTGCGCAGTGTTTCGCTCGCTGGCGCTATCAGCCCGACGATCAGCTCTTCGCTGGGCACGTCTCGGCCAACAAGCTCCTCCGCGTATTCGCCAACGTGGGCACAGACGATGGCGTTGCATACAAGGCGGTGTTGCAGACGCCCTTCTTCGACATGCAGGACCCCGTCAATACCAAGTACCTGAGGGAGCTACGCTTCCTGTGCGTAGGCCGCTTCAACGTGTTCATCTACCGCAACTACGAGACCAGCATCCTCGCCACCATCCCCATCGACGAGGGTGTGAAGGCGGATCTGTGGGACAGTGCCAACGACGTGTGGGGTACCGGCGTGTGGGGTCGTGACCCATGGATCAAGTCCATCCGTAAGGGCGTAGACGTATACGGTCGCTCCTTCAGCTTCAGGTTCCAGGATGCACAAGACACCGGCACAGCCATCCACCTTGTGTGGGTAGGCGATCAAGGCAAGGAGGTGCCTATGGGTGAGTGGGCAATCTATGACATGGCCTTCGTCGGGTCGATGCTTGGGGAA